TCGCCGTTCCGGCCACGTCGTCCCGCCCTGTGTAGGAAATATCGCGAACGATGATACTGGTGCCATCAAACCCCACCGACACATTCGGGTTATCCCATTTGCCGAAAGGAATACCGCTGACCGGAAGTGGCGCGCTGCCGTTAACCGTAATGCGCCCGGAATAAGCGCAGGTCATCAGCGCAGCCTGATTGGATATAGCGGTGAAGTCAGTCGAGTTTGAAACTAACAGCCCTTCGTTATAAGTCGCAGCAGGCAGCAGTTCCATAATGTAGCCTGACCAGTCAGGGACAATACTTTTTCCACCAATTGTCTCAGCCCCGATTATCACTCCAGAATTACCGTTGCGGGTGACACCCGTCATAATGGCCACATCAAATTCAGCAAAGGAATAGATGTAGATGGGATTGGTTGGCACCACGATAACCTGCGAACCGGGAACAAGCGGTGTATTGACCGGGTATTGCATTGCCTGAGATGACCAGCCCGAGAACGATGTACAATAACTGGGGGCACGCAGCCCCGCCGTAATTGCCATTACCGGACGGCCATCGTTGTAATCAATCAGAATACCTTCCGGCATTATGACCACCTCCCGACGACGACACGACCACCACCTGACAAATTGACAGTTAGTCCATTCCCGTTAATGACAACGGTGTTATTAACCCCGTTAAATGCAAATTCGCCGCTGTCGGCATACAGTCTTCCGTGGAATTCAGGACTGGCATTCTTGGGTAAGTTCCAGCCTCTTACACCGGGTATGAAATTCGACGATTGCAGAGAATCCGTAATTTTACCGAAATCAATGGATGCTTCCTGAATCAGCACACTGCGAATAAAAACCTGTCCGTTATAGACGAAGAATGCAGCCTGCCAGTTCCCGGGGTTATTACCGGAATAAATGCCGAACTGGTCTGCGGCAAATACAACTGTGGATTTATAGCTATTTCCATCAGGCTCGATAGACATACCGAAACCAGTGTTGTATTTAATCCCGCCTCTTACGATGCCCATGTTCAGCGTGTAGGAGGCTTTAGCTGTTCCGTCGCTGTTGACTACCGCCGTCATTTTCTGGTTTACCGCAGAGGTCAGATTGCCATCAGGTCCAATTTGAGCCTGCACATAAGTGGACAGATCAGCGAGCCCCTGTTCGGCGGTAGCCACCGTGGTTTTTACGACCAGAATATCAGCACGTACCTCACCATATTGTTGATACTGATGCTCAACGGTGCCATGGTTCGCCAGCGCATTTTCCATAATGCCTTCCAGGTTCGTATCGACACCGGCCTTAACGTTCTGGAATGCGTCTGATTTCTGTACTGCATCATCAATGAGGTCTATGAGACTGCCAGTGTCCATAGAGCACAGCGCAGGTACCTCGATAAACCCTGATGCACCAAAGGCGTTAATGGTCCTGATGTACCAGTAATAGGTATGCCCTACCTGTAGCTGATTGCTGGTCCAGGTGGTTCCCATCCCTTCACGGCTGGCATTCGCTTCCACGGTGACTGTTGAGGCATCAGGCAGTTTTGTTTCGCCTGACGTCCAGAAATCAAACTGCGTGGAAACATTGGTAATTGCCGCCAGACGCGGGATCAGCGTGACGGCAAAGAAGCCCTGCTCAATATCAACATGGGAAGGTGCTGGCGGGGCTTCAATACTGAATTCCAGATACCCTTCCGGCGACTCTGCCCCCATCTGGTTTACGGCAATAACGTGGGCTGTGTAGGTATTTTTCGGTAACCCGGTAAGACGCGTGAACGTCCCCGGAACCTGGACGGACATGACCATTTGACCATTGCGACGAATGATCACTTTGTTATAGACCACCGGCCCGATATTCTGCCAGGACAAAATGCCCTGTACGACCTGACCGATTTCCTCCACGGTATATTTCAGGTTCTGCGGCTGCGCCACGCCGCCTGATGGCAACTGAGTGAACGGCGGTCGCTCGATCGGTTTGCCGATGGCATCGCCCCAGACATCTGCTGTTTCCTGCTTCAGTGTCAGCTGTACGCCATTCTGAACGCCAAACTTCCAGTCAGTTACCCGCATCTCAACGTTTACGATACCGATAGACGGGAAATTCACCTTCACATACATTCCCGGGCGGTAACGGTACCCGCTCAGATTTAACGTAACGTTCATGGTTCTGGCGATGCGCGTACGCTTTAACTTCACGTCTGCCAGACGCTGGGCCTGAAATTCAGAGGTCACAAATCGCAGCTTCATATCCTGCGATATTTCTACCCCGTCTTCCGCCACCCATTCACTGACAGACACTGAGGGGAAATCCGCTTCGGTATAACCCTGCTGCGGATCGACAAATGTCCCCTTGATAGTGTTAACGCGCTCAGCCTGAGAGACTTCCGGCATGATTTCAATATCACCGGCCAGCTGGCTCTCAGTGATCACCTCTGTCGCGGGACCGTAGTAAGCCCCGACCAGAAGGCCATGTTTACCTGCGGTATACGTTACATCCCCGGCGCATGCTGCCAGCATCCCTTCCAGAATACTGACCTTGTTTTCACTGAGATCGAACTCACCGTTGATGGTATAGCGCTTCTCAACGGTATTACCGCCAGTAATCACATCCTCATCACAGATATTCGCCGCTTCCTTAAACTGGTCCCAGAGAATATCGGTGGAATTTTTCAGCGTTGAACTTCAGGGATACGCGTAGCCAGGTGATCCCTTTCCCGATCATGTCTTCTTTCCATGACGGGCAGTTTTCCAGCATGTAAGGGTCCGCCGTCTGGCGGTTGGTGTGCAGCTCGAAAAAGGCATGCTCAGGATAGCTACTGATCGGCTCATCACCCAGCCAGACAGTCTGTACACCGGATAACGGGTGTCCCGCCAGGGCAATGGCCAGATGCAGCATTTCACCATCATCCTGTTCGCCAGCCTGCTCCTCGGAAAAGAACAGAGTGCCAGCAGATGTGGAACGACCATAAACAACGGTTTTGGCACTGGCTGCAGCGCGCAGAACCTGTTTGCGTTCAGACGTATCACGGTAGGAATTCAGCGACGGAGTCTTGGTCAGCGCCTGAGTGGCAATCTGTGCGGCGACGGTGATAACCATCGCAATGGCATACATTTCATTTGCCGCTGCCACACCTGCGGCAATGGTTGCAACAATAGGAACGGCAGCAGGCATTAACGCACCCTCCAGACACTCAACGGTTTAACCCGCAGACTGACAAGACCATTTTCGCCCGGCACCCACACAACGCCGGAATACACCACCCCGGCGCATCGCGCCCCGGCATTTTCAACAACGGCAATATCCCCGCGTTGCGCCAGCTTCACCGGCACTTCATCGAGATACCGGGCAAGCACCTTTTCAAGCGAACCGCCGCCGCGTAATATCGCTTTTTTCGCCCCATGCTCACTGTCGTAGGTTCCGCGCCAGCCAGCCGCAAAATCCTCGCCGCACATGGCCTGAGCACAGTCTGCCGCGAACAGGCAGCAGTCATGACTGCCCCATAAAAAAGGCCGCTTTTCAGCGGCCCTTATTACGGTAATTAATCTGTTATGCCAGTCCGGATGCTTCATGCTTCCTCACTTATAGGTAAATCCTGGCGCATCTTTTTTACTGCCCCAGTAAATCGAACGTTCAGACATCTGCGCCACATACCGGAATATGCGGTCGCCGGGATAAGCAGCCTGCTGCGATTCATCGGTATAACGATCGGGGAAAGGACGCTGCCAGTCTTCAAAAATATTACTGATGGTGTACTGCAGGGCGTTCGTCCCGCCAGCGGTCGCCCCCGTACTGGATACCCGCCCTTTAAACAGGAGATCGGCAACCTGGACAACACCGTTATCATCCATGGCCACCAGATAGATTTCGGCATTTCTGCCCACGCATCGCTCATTCAGCGTGGTGGCAAAGAGGGCCATATCCAGGCCAGAAAGGGTCATTTTGACCTGCGTCGGGCTGGTCGTGCTGGTTTCGCTGGCATCATCAACAGAACCCATGCGCCCCATACCGTAATAGACATAACCGCCGAGAACCAGTGTCCCAGTACCGGAATGCACATAGACGGTACCGGATTCAAACTGAATATTAGCGGCGATCGCAACCGTCACCCTGTCGCGGGATAACCAGTCCACCATCGAATCAGAAAAGGGGGAATACAGCATTAAAATGCCTCCTCAAGCTCCAGTGTATAACTGGTAAAAACACCCGGCACACGGTTACCGGCTCCCTGCTGGTTATCCTTCAGTTTGAAAATGCCGTAGGGTTTCGCGATTTCAATGGCTGCATTAGCAGGCGGCGAACTACGCAACATCGGGGCAAATACAATTATTGCGGTACCGTTCGCCGCGCTCGTCACGTCGGCTGTAACCATCTTCAGTTCATCGTTAACAGTGAAATAATCGCCCTGTCTGAGCACAACTGTTCCCGGCGTCCAGCCCTTACTCTGAAGCTGGATTCCTGTCTGATTAGCACCATCAACAACGGGCGCACCAGCAGGCGCTCTGCCACTTCTCCCCCAGTCACGGACTTTTACCCTGCCATACTCGCCATCGAGTGAAGCCACCAGAGCATCAATACGTCTGGATTTTTCATCTGTCAGGTTATTAAAGGTCAGGGAACAGACCCAGCGGGTACCGGGAAAGCGTGCTGCCTGCGATGAGCCATTGAAGGGGGAACGAAAGGTTTTGGTATTACTTTCTGGTCGCCAGGTCAGCGACGCGGGACAGACATCTTCCGGCCATTCGAGTACAGCCATAGATTCTCCTGCATTATTCTGCGCACGGCGGCGCTACTGATCATTTGTCAGGATGTTACTGATTTACATACCTGGTTATGGTTGTTACTCAGCCCGTCAGTGGTGGGACATTGACGCACTCAGATTAAGGAGGGATAGCTGATTACCTCTGGATAAGGAAATAAAATGAAGTTTTACCTGTCTAAAGTGCAACTGCTACACATTGGAATGCCAGGTGATTACGAACCAGAAGCCGGGGATCCAAATGTCAGATTTACCGTTTATGGTGAGCACGGAGAAAGCATCACCAATCATATATACATTAAGGATGCGAAGAGTCGCACTCTCGTGGATCTTGAAAAAGAAGTTAATCAGTACCTCAATGGATTATATTCCGCCTCAGTCAAGTAATCGGCGTAGTGGTCCACGAGAAATAAAGTCTTGATGTATTTGTTTCATAGCCGCCTCCGCACCAGCAGTAGCGGCTTTCTCCATTGCCTGGCGTAATTTATCTGATTCGCTTACAGGGGAACTAAAACAGTTAATAACAATAACCCCTCCCCCTTTAAGATGAACAGTAATACCGCCATCTGCTAATGTAACTTTGTCGCCCCGCTCCTGAAGTCCATTATCATTAACTTTCAGTTGCTGTCGAACAGAAGCACTGAGTTCATCAATCGCGCAGTTAATCTCATTATTGGCCTGGCGCATACGCAAAAGCGACTTTTCCAGCACTTCAACTCGTTCTTCTAAAGTCATAACTGTCTCCCGCCTTTCGGCTTAATGAATATTAATAGTGCATTACACGCCAAGTAGTCGCCTTGCCTGACCTCTATTAGAGAAGTCCTGAAGCAAATCCTGACGGGCCTGCTTCGCACCGTCATTCGCTCCCTGTCGAGCAGCTTCCTGCATAGCCTGCTTCAGTGCCGCATCCCCGTTACCAGATATGTTGAAGTGCTGATGAATAATCGTATCACCGCC